GCCACTGCCCGAGGCCCGGAACACGAGCCCGCCGGACTGATAGTTCTTTTTGACGGTCGCCGGCAGACACGCCATCGTGATCGTGTAGGGCGTCGCGGGCGCGGCCTTCTTGCGGATCCGCAGGTTCGCCGCGCTGCCCTTGGGACCGAACAGCACAATCCCGCCATTGACCGTGCTGACGGTGGCGGCGCCCTGATTCACCCACGCGAAGTCGCCATCGACCGGCGCGGTGAACGGGAACACCGGCCCCCACGGTACCCAGGCGCTCCCGCCGTAGCGTTCGATCCAGACGCCATTACTCGGCAGGTAGAGATCGCCCGTCGTCGGCGAGCCGGGCTCGCTGCCGACCGCGCCGGTCGACGTGCTGTTGCCGCTGCCCCCGCCCGTCGCGCTGAGGGTGGTCCCCGCCATCGACAGGTTGGTCCCCAGCGTGATCTCCTGCACGTCGCCGCTGCCGCTCGCGCTGCCCCGCCCGAGCAGCTTACTGGCCGCGGTCAGCCGGAGCGCATCGGCGCCGCCCGGTTCGTGCTGCGCGTGATGGGTGCCGGGCGCCGCTTGATTGACGCCCGTGCCCAGCGTCCGCAGACTCCCAATCGACGGCGTGCTGTCGACCGTCAGCGGGTCCATGCCGCCGGGTTCGTGCTGCACATGGTGCGGGACCGGCGTGCCGCCGACCGGGACCGTCGTCCCGACCGCCACGCTCCCGCCGCCCGTGCCGCCACTCGTCGCCGCCCACAGCTTGTAGAGATCCCGCCAGGAGCCCTGATACAGCTCCGTTTCGTTGGCCGTGATCGTGCGCTTCAAGATCGTCGCGCCGATCATCTGCGTGTCCACGTCGGTGATGAAGTACGGCCCGGAGAGATGGCGACGGGCGATGGTGATCGTCTGCGACTGCCCGACGCGCAGCCCCGTCTCCCGCGTGGAGTATTGGATCGTGTAGCGCCGAGAGGCATGCCGCGCCAGCAGCGAATCCGCGATGGCTTGCAGCTCCCACCAGGAACTGACGTTGGGCCCGTTGTCGACGAGCTTTTCCACGATCCCGTGCGCTGCCTGTTCCACGAGATCGTCGGCCGTCACGACGAGCGGCAAGTCTTGAATGACGCGGAACTGCAACGGATACGGGACGACGCCGACCGGGTTCCCCGCGGGTGGCGGCCCGGCGGCGCGGGACAGGTACTGCGTAAACCGCGGGCCGTCGTGAAATTCCCAGAGCGCGCCAGATCCCGGCGCCCCGACCGACTCGAAACCTTCCCCTGGCACCGTCTCCAGCGGCGTATCGACGAGCACCTGGCCGAAATGCTGGAGCACGTACAGGTACATCGGGAAATTGTTGGTGACCCCGTCCGTATACCAGGCAAAGACGTTCTCGGTCGGCGCATCGCCGCCGGCCCGCACGATGATGCGGTTCGCATAGTCGCTGGCGATCGGGCGGATGACGATGTCGCCCCAGACTTTCTGGTCGCCGTCGGTGATATTGAACGGCGCGGCCACGCTGCCGGGTTGCCACATCGTCAGAACTTTGGCGTAGTCGATCTCCCACACGAACTCGGTGAGCTTCGAGAGTTCGTCCAGAATCGCCGTCGCGGTTTGCAGCGTAAAGGCAAACGACGGCAGCACCGGGCCGTCGACCTGTGTCGGCGACAACGTGATGCCGTACGGCGTGAGTTCAGGCAAGAGCTGCTCGAGGGCCGCCTTCAGCGTCAGGCCGCCGGTCGAGGTCATCGACGCCACCGTCCGCTTGTCGGCCAGCGCGTTGAAATCCTCCGCGCTCAGGGACACCATCAGATCTTGTGACGCGTCCGGGTCCGACGTGATGGCGCGGTATTCCAACTCGTTGATCGTGCCGCCGTAGATCCGGACCCCGTCCTCGTCGACCGTGATCTCCTGATTCAACTCCGGCGGGTCGGCGCCGTCGAGAATGTCGATGATGCCCGAGAGCGTGTCGCGGCCGTTCAACGTGGATCGAATCGACAGCGAATCGTGGCGGAACTTCCACTCGACCTCGTCGATCTTGATGATGAGTCCGGGGGTGATCGGCGGGGTAATCGGCGGTGTGAGCGCATACAGCTCAGCCACTTGCAGCGACGTCAAGGTAACGTCGTAGAACCGCACGTCGTCCACGGTGGCGACAAAGGCGGCCGACCCGTCGCCGTAGGCGCTGATCGCGCTGAGCACCAACGGCGTATTGCTGATGGTATTGGGGCCGAGCAGCGTGCCGTCCCGGTAGAGCGCGACCTGCGTGCCGTTGCGCGTCACGGCCAGATGGTGGGCGCCCGTCAGCCCCCCATGTAACGCGACCATGTAGTTGCTCGGGCCCGCCGAGTAAATCAGATAGGGATCGGTGACGTAGAACGCGGCATGGCCCGCCGCGCCGCCCAGGAGGATCCCGCCGGTAACGCCATCCCAGCCATTAATCCAACAGGCGACCGAATGCACGGTGCCGAGATCCATGGGCGTGATCGTGGCGCCCGCGCCCCCCAGCGTATTGGCAAGCGCCGCGGCGCCAAACTTCTTCAGCGCCGAGGTATCCCACGTACCGTGGGCCAGCGTCGCGGTGTGCCCGTTGCCGGAGGCGTCGGCGGCGGTCGTGCCGCTGGCTTCATCGAAGGGCCAGTACGCGATCGGGTCAGGCAGGGCCATTTACGCCAGCCCGTAGCGCCGCACGACGCCGGGAATCCGCGGCACGACCGCTTCCGCGATCTGGCGGCCGTCGATGTTGATGATCGCGGTCCCGCCGCCGCTGCCGGCGTTGGGCGCCGATTGCGTGAGCGCCGCGCCAGACAAGTTCGGCAGCGCCAACGAGCGCAGCGCACTCGCGACGCGGTCGATCTGGCTGTTGACGACGTCGCCCCACGCGCGCCACTGGTCCTCGTTGGCTTTCAGCAAGGGCTCTAAGGCTTTCATGGCGCGCTCGGCTTCGGAGGCGGTCTCGATGGTGGCGCGGGCCTGCTCCTCGGTCGCCTCGGTGACGTCGCCCGTGGCTTCCTTGTGCTTGCGTAAGGCTTCTTCGACTTCTTCGATGTTCTTCTTCGCCTGCTCAGGATTGCCGCGGTCCGTGCCTTGCGTCAGCTTGACCCACAACCGCGCGCCTTCCTCGCCGAGCGCCTCGAGCTGCTTCTGTAAGGCGTCGAACCCGCCTTGTGATTCGGCGAACGCGACGACCGCGTCGCGGCCCCCGCTGCCAAACCCGAAGACGGACTTCAGCGCGGCCCAGGCTTTCTTCGCCGCGTCGATCACCTTGAACAACCCCGACACGACACTGGCCATGCCGCCGATGATGTCGCCGCTGGCGATCCGCCCGATGCCGGTCCCCAATTCCGTCGCACCGGCAATGCCTTCTTTGGCCGCATCGCGGAAATTCTGGATCCCGTTGGTGACGCGGGCGATCGTGTCAATGAACTTACTGCCCGTCACGGCTGCCAGGTTCTGCATGGCGTCGTTGAGCCGCTTAAATTCATCGACGGCTGGCGGGAGGGTCTGGAAGAATTTTTTCGCGTCAGCCGCGACCCGATTGTATTGCTCGCCGGCAATCTTGCCCCAGGTCTGCAGACTCTTGGCGTTGTCGTCGACGCGCTTGCCCCAGTCCTCCCACTGGCGCGAGACCTCGGCGGGAATCGTCGCGCTGATGACCTCGGCGGCCTGACGATGCGCCACGACGAACGCCTGGATGCCCTGAAGGCTGCGCGCCATGTTGGTGTCGCGCTTCTCGAGTTCCGCGGTGAACTGCCGCATGCCGGCAAAAATCTTCTCGTCGGCGGCCTTCTGCTTGTCCGCGGCGGCTTCGGCCTTCCGCGCGGCGGCCTCGCGCTCTCTGGCCAGCCGTTCGAGTTCGGCGGCGCCGGCCTTCGTCGGACCCGGCAGGTTGACGTCACCGCGCCCGCCAGCCGCGTTCGCGCCCGTCTGCATGGCGCTCGCCTGGGTCATCGCGGCGCCCACGCCCTGCGTCATGGCGGTGCCGGCAAACGCGGCGAACCGACCCCATGACGACGTGATCGACGACACCGCTTTCGCGGTCTCCGCGATCATGGTGCCCGTGACAATTACGACTTTGTTGGCGAGGTTCTCCCACGCCTGCTGCGCATCGGCCAGCGCCTTTACGGTGTCGTTGGCCATGACCGTGGTGCTGTCGCCCACCTTGACCATGCCGGCCGCAATGGCGCCGCCTAACTTCACGCCGGCCTCGCCGAGCAGCGCCAGCTCGAGCCGGGCGCGCGTCGCGGGATCGGGAATCTTCTCGATCGCGGTCGCGATGGTCTCGAACGCCTGTTGCGGATTCATGGCGCGCAAGTCGTCGAGCTTGAGCCCGACATCGGTCAGCGCGTGCACGGTGCTCTTGTCGCCCTCCGCGAGCTTCACATTCATCTTCGAGATCGCCGCGCCGACGTCGTCGATGGTCGCGCCGCTTTGTTCGGCGGCGTACTTGAACCGTTGCACGGCTTCAGCGGAGATGCCGATCTTCTCGGAGAGGTCCGTGATCTGGCTGGCACTGTCGAAGACGGACTTGACGAAGCCGACGACGGCTTCGGCCGAGAAGGCAATGCCGACAGCACTCGCCATCTTGAGCAGACTGCTGCCGATGTCCTTGATGCCCGTCGAGGCTTTGCTGGTTTCCTGATTGACCTGGCGGGTCGCCTTCTCCAGGTCCTGCATATTCTGCGGGGCGACCTGGCCGAGTACGCGGTACTTCTCGATCGCCTCCTGGAGTTTGGTGTTGACCTGGGCCTGCTCCTTCGCGGTCAGGGCCGTCGCGCCGCCGATCTCGGTGATCGCCTTGGTCATGATCTCCGCGTCCTGCACGAGCTTCCGCCCGCTGAACGCGTTGGCGACCTTGTCGACCTTCTGCGCGACCGCTTCGGCGTTGGACTGGAAATCTTTCAGCTTGACCGTGGATTGCTGGACGGCGTCGTAGAACGATTTGAAGTCGGCGACGAATGTGGCGGTGATAGGCATCAGCCGTCGACCTGTTCGGAGAGACTCTCAACCAGCACGCGGTAGACGTCGCGGTCTAGTTCGGCGACCCATTCGTAGCGCCAACTGAAGAGTCGAGCAATGGCGAGGTCGGATCGGACCTGTTGTTCCCAGGATCCGTTTTTTTTTCGTCCTCGCGCTCCGCGTCCATCGCGCGCTCGTGCGCTTCGACGGCCTTGAGCACTTCGGAGAAGGCGTCGACCGGCAGGTTCTCGAGCAGGTCGGCTTTCACCGGGTCGGATTGCTCACGGAGCACCACGGGGTTGCCGTTGGCATCCTGAAACGACCAGTCCAGCAGGTAGACGATCATCTTCGAGAGCCCGACCTGCAGGGAGTCGATCTCGTCGCCGGTCGCGCCCTGCCGAATCATGCGGCGGAACACACGCCGCGTCTCCCCAGCGGTCAGATGTTTCTTAACGAGAATCCAGTCGCCCTGCGTCAAGGCCAGGCGCACCGACTCCGGCTGGCGGTACCTAATGGACATATCCGTCCTCGATGGGGTTCCCGAGCTTGGCCATGAACGGCCCGGCCTGTCGCGGGACCGGCGTCTCAATCGGCCACACCCACTGGCCGTGGGCATGCGGCGCCACGAACCGTAACGGCCGCTGCGTCAGCTTGAACGCGTCGGCCAGCACGATCGTCCCGGTCACCGACCACGCCCGCGTGATCGGGTCGCGCGTCACGGTGTAGCCATTGACCGCCGCGGCCGTGTAGTCGGCCCAGCGGATCGACGCGACCACGCCGGTAATCCCCGCCGGCATTTACCGCGGCGCCGCCGGCGGCGGTTCCGTCCCGCGCTCGCGCAGCGTGTCGAGCAGGACCACGGGTTCGCGCGTCCAGTCCCCGGCCCCGACATACGTCGAGCTGATCGAGACCGCGCCCGTCGCCGTGACGTTGACCGACGCGTCGAGGTACGCCGGCCCCGTCCAGAAATGCGTGGGCGCCAGCGTCGACGGGATCAGCTTGAGCGTCACCGCGGTATCGCCCTGAGCGACGTCGAAGATGTCCAACTCCGTGTTCTCGTACCAGCCGGTGATGGAGCCCGCGATATTCGGGAGACCCTGCACCCATTGTTTGAACGTGTCGCCGAACGCGGTGACGTCCACCCGATCGCGGTTCATTTCCAGCGTCCAGCTGTTCAACGACGCGACCGCGACCGTGAGCGCGCCGCCGGCCGGGTCCATCTCGACTGACCCTTTCGATCCATGTATGCGTGCCATGTGTGCTCCTCTAAACCGGCGTGACCCAGACTTCGTAGTGCCCGCCGCGGTGGTTCCACCGCAGTTCGTTGATGTCGTCGATTTCCTGTTCCCGAATGCGCTCGACCCGCGCGCAGCGCATATCCACGTACCCGTCCGGCATCAGCAGCGCGTCCTCGAGCACCTCGTGAATCCGCGCCGCCGCGGCTTTGGCGACGTCGGCCGACGAGCCCGGCGCCACCGCCTTGACCAGATACGTGAACTCCTCCCACGCCGTCTTGCCCTGGAGCAGCGGCTCCTCGTGGTGCGCGAGCTGCGCCACCAGGACAAACGCCGACGAGCCCTCCGGCGC